AGCCTGTAACACTAGCTCCTACAACGGTTGCAAGTCCTAATGCTGCCTATCAGAGAATGGCAAATTTCTGGGGTCTGGTTGAAGATTTAAAAGAGGGAACATACAAAATTAGATCTGAACATAGAAAATATTTAAATCAGGAACCAAGAGAAACTGACGATGCTTATGACACAAGGTTGGCAAGGTCAACAGTAGTGCCATATTTGCAGCGTATCGAGAAAATGTTAAGCGGTATGCTCGTCAGAAAACCCATCAGACTTGATGATGTATCTGATTTAGTTAGAGAGCAGCTATTTGATGTAGACCTTGAGGGTAATGATCTTAATGTATGGCTATATCAAACAGCTAGAGTTGCAATTTCTTTTGGTCATGTTGGTGTTCTTGTTGATGCACCTAAAGATGGAGAGAAGGCAAGGCCATATTGGGTTACTTATGCACCAAAAGATATTCTTGGTTGGAGAACAGAGATTGTTGATGGTGTAAGAAAACTAACTCAATTGAGATTGATGGAACAGGTTGTTGAATCTGATGGTAAATATGGAGAAAAGATTGTAAAGCAGATCAGAGTGCTTGAGCCTGGGCGATATGAAATTCATAGAAAAGACAAGAAGGGTGAATATAAATTACATGATGAAGGAGAGATGAGCATAAAGGATAAGATTCCTTTTTCTATTGCTTATTCAAACAGGGTCGGAATGTTTGAAAGTCGCAGCCCTTTGTATGACATAGCAGAACTAAACCTTAAGCATTACCAGATACAGAGTGACCTTGATAATATTTTGCATATCAGTTCTGTTCCATTGCTTGCAGTTTTTGGTTATCCCAATGCAGATGAGATAACAACAGGCCCGAATGAAGCATTATCATTGCCACCTGAATCAAGGATGGAATATGTCAGCCCATCGGGTGACAGTTACGACAGTCAGTTTACAAGATTAAAAGATATTGCAGAACAGATTAATACATTGTCACTTGCTGCTGTATTAGGACAGAAGTTGGTAGGAGAGTCAGCAGAGGCTAAAAGGATAGATAGATCACAGAATGACAGCACAATGATGGTCATTGCACAGCAGATGCAAGACTTGATTGATAACTGTCTTAAGTTTCATAGTGAATATCTTAACGAACCAAATGCAGGCAGTAGCTTTGTGAATAGAGACTTTGTAACCGCAAGACTAGAACCACAGGAGATTCAATCATTACTTGCATTGTTCACTGCTGGCACCATCAGCCAGGAAACATTACTTACACAATTAAGTAGTGGTGAGATTCTTGGTGATGACTTTGATGTGGAGGAAGAAGTTGAGGCAACTCAAGCTGGTGGTTTGATCGAAATGGAAGCCCCAACAGAACCTGACGCAGTTTAATGAATGTCAATTCCAGAGGTATTTTTCAGAGAGACTATTGATCTTAACCGCTTCAGTAATGCTGTCGCAAAAAAATATGCTGTCACTTATAACGAGGTAATTTTAAATGCTGCAAAACAATTAAGAAATATTGAATTAAGACAAAGAAAAGCTGGAGAGGCGGTTGTTATTGCACCTCAGACAAGAAAAAGATTAAGATCAATCATAAAACAGGCAAAAAATAGTCTAAATACATGGTCTGGTGCTACGGCAAGAGATTTTAAGAAAGAATTACAAGGAATTACTGTTTTACAAAGAGATTTTATCGTTAATGAACTTAAAAAGGTAACAGCATCTGGAGATGTGCCGATTAATAGCGTTGCAATAAGTCCAAAATATGCCGATTCATTTATCAGCACTGATCCAACCCAGACCAATATTTTTACAAGCAAACAGTTTACAGAGGATGACTTTGTAAAGTTCGGTGCTGGTAAGTTTGAACTTACAGCAAGACAAGGTGCTGCTGTAACTTTGCCAAATGGTGAAACTGTAGAAAAAGCATTTCGTGGTATTGCTGCCAGTTCACAGGAAAAACTTGCATTGGCGATTAGGTCAGGTGTTTTTAGTGGCGAGACAACACAACAAATTGCAAGACGATTAGTTGGTGGGCTTGATTTTGGTCAACCAGGAACTGTAAAACAGATTGCAGCAGCAGGCGGTGAGGTCACAAAACTGGCTAATTATCAAATACAAACTATTATTAGGACTTCTGTTAATCAGGTGCAAAACCAGGCATCACAGGCTGTTTATGCTGCAAATAGCAAAGTTGCTCCTAAATACGAATATGTTGCAACATTGGATTCAAGAACTACACCAATCTGTCAGAGACTTGATGGCCAGCAGTTTGAATACAACAAAGGGCCGACACCCCCTCAACATTTCAACTGTAGATCAACCACTGTTCCTGTTGTTGACTTTGATGGTTTGCAGAAGAAATATCCTGGTCTTGAAAAGCCACCCGAAACTGCACTTGATACAAGGCCAAGTATTACAGGTAGAGTTCCACAGGGGCAGGCTTATGGTGATTGGTTATTGAATCAGAAAAAAGAACTACAGATAAAAACTCTTGGCAATGAACAAAAAGTAAGATTTTTTAAAACATTAGCTGGCAAAAAAGGCAGTTCTGGTCAAAAGGCATTAAGGCAGATCATCAGAAGCGATGGAACAGAAAAAACATTAGACCAAATCAAAAAAGAATATAAACTATAGGTATGCCACTAAAAAAAGGAAAATCTGAATCTGTTATCTCAAGCAACATCCGTTTGCTGATGAGAGAAGGTAAAACATTGAAGCAGGCACAGGCCATTGCATTATCTACAGCAGGTAAAAAGAAAACAGCTAAGAAACGTAAAAAGAAGTAATATAGAAACAGCTACTTTTATTGTCATGCCATCACACTATGGATCAATGAAACCAAAGGGTAAAAAGAAAAAAAAGAAGGGAGGTAAAAAATAATGGGATATACATTCAAAGTCCAAACTTATGATGAGTCAAAGCCAAAGGCTGAAAAAGAAACAAAACCAGCAACTAAGAAAAAATCTAAAAAGTGACCAGAAAGTTCAGGCGAGTTCCAAAAGATAAAAAGACAGGTGTTCCCAAAAAATATCTGTCTGGAGCAAAGAACAAGGCAGCGAAAGCTGCTGAGATCAAGAGAACTGCCGAAGCCTACAGAAAAGGAGAGTTTATTGATATAAAGGCTGTATCTAAATCACGCACCAAACAAAATGTCTCAGGCAAAAAGAAGAAAACCACTAAGCGAAAGCGTAAAAGCTAGCCTTAAGAAAAAGGCAGAAGGCACTCGTTTTTTTTATGGTGAACTTGCAGAAGTTTATCGTAAGGGGCAGGGTGCTTACCTTGGTGCTGGTTCAAGAAATGTTCCTATGGCAGCATGGGCAATGGGCAGAGTGAATAGTTATATGACAGGTAAAGGTGGAGCAAGAACAGCAGACGCTAAAATTTATTCAAAATATCAAAAGAAAAGATAATGGCTCCACTAACAAAAAAACAAAAAGAAACCTTGAAAGCTCATTCAGTGCATCACACCAAAAGGCATATGAATTATATGGTGAGAAAAATGCGTGAAGGTATGAGCTTTGCAAGGGCGCATAGAATGGCACAGGAGAAGATAGGAAAATGACAATCAGAAGAGGTGGCCATACCTTTCAAGGGGTTGATAAACCAATCAGAACTCCAGGTCATTCAAGTGGTAAATCTCATGCGGTGGTTATCAAACAAGGCGATGGATTTAGACTTATAAGATTTGGTATGCAGGGAGCAAAAACAAAACCACCAAGAAAAGGTGAAAGTGATGCAGATAAGGCAAAAAGACGCTCCTTTAAGGCTAGACACGCTAAAAATATTGCAAAAGGTAAGACAAGTGCGGCTTATTGGGCTGACAAAGTAAAGTGGAGTTAGTATATTAATAAATATTACGATTTTTTATGTCAGAAGAGCCTATCAAGCCAAACCCTTCTCCTGAACAATACGCAGCTTTACAGGAAGAATTACAAAAACTAAAAGCTAATAATGCAAAATTATTAGATCAGAATATAAAAGCAAAAGAAGCAGGGAAGGCTATCCCACCAGATGTTGATGTAAATGCCTTGATTGCTTATAAGCAGAAAAAAGAACAGGAGGAGCTTGAGGCACAGGGTAAATATGAGGAGGCAAGAGAAAAACTTGCAAGCCAGTATCGAGAAGCCGAAGAATCAAAAAACAAAAGGATTCAGGAACTTGAGCAGAGACAAAGAGAACTTGAAGTTGAAGCCCCTGCTGTCAGTGCATTAGCTGATGTGGTACATGACCCACAATATGTATTGTCAAGAATAAACAGAGATCAACTTGCAAGAGAAGCTGATGGTACTGTTGTTATCGTTGATGGTTATAACAGAACACCTGTCAAAGATTGGGCGCAACAAAAAATGCCTCAATGGGTACAAAAAAACCCAAGACCACAGGGCGGTGGTGCTACAACAACAAAAGTAACTGCTGATGTTATTACAGGAGAATCTAACCCATTTGCCAAAGAATCTTTCAATCTAACTGAACAGGCTAGATTATATAGAACAGACATTAATAAATATAATATGCTCAAAAACGCAGTTAGCGGTTAATATAAAGTTAACTTGTTTGTATGAGTTAGGTGTTGTCACCGAAAAAGTAAAAATCATTAGTACATTTTTTAATGGCTACATTAAGAAGTGATTTAATTATCCC